TGGCGTCGTATTTAACAGGCTGGGGGCTTTTTATAAATTACCCCATTTTTCAAAAATATATTTCTGAAGTAAAAATATTTACTCAGTCACGCTTAATCTTACTCCGATGAACACATTACTTCTGTATGAGCATTTGACAAATCTTGCTCGGAAACCCCGCTATATAGAACACTTGAGACCTTACAGAAATAGCTATTGTGAGGTACAGCTCTGAACTCTGCCGCTTTACCTTGCTTCGAGAAGACATCATAACAAGCAATGTTGTGATAAGCACCATCGCTATAACCTGGATTGTATATTCCAGTTTTTCCATAGAACAGTATAGATGGATTAGTTCCTTTCGTCGAACCGACATGCTTCATAGTTACGTTATAAATGTTTGCTTTATTCGTAAGAAAAATTAGCACATGTCCTGCGTATATTTCCGTCATGACATCATGAATATAAATGTTATACGTACCCCCTTCTCCGAAGTCCCATCCTAAAGGGTTCAATGAATATTGATACTTATCTGTATACGGCTGACCTCCAAGACGAGAGGAAGTAGAATCGCCCGATAGGCATATTGTGTCATCTTGTGTTTTTCCAAAGATATTATATATCTCTAAGTCGTGAGAACACACAACATCAATACCATCACCATTCAACTCATCTGTATTGAAAAATATATCGTGAAATTTTGAAAATGTACAATCTGATACAACGACAGAATAAGAGTTGTTGTCTGAAACATAGAATCCTCCGAAGTTCAAATTATCGCAAGAAGTCAAGCTAATTAGATGTCCTCGCCAGCCAAATGTATCACCTATCCACTTCCTCATTGCACCTCTTCTGTCAGCACCAATATAGTGTGCTGTTGGACCTGCTATCGCTGCACCGTTTCTTCCAATAATATTAACATTAGAGATTCTACCATCTATCTTTTTAGCAACATCATAGGGATTCTGCTCATCAATGATGACATTTGCGCTACGAAAAACATTGTCAAATATTCCGTCAGACATCTTAATTCGTGCGCCATCCACAAGTATATTAGTGTTAGATGGAACTCTGAAAGCCTCTGTTAGTTGATACTCTTTCTCCTTTGCAAAGACAACTTCAAAGCCACCATTAGACGCAAGAATAAATTTATTTAAAGCCTTAACCCTTTCAGCTAAAGTAGCACCATCAAAGTCTTCTGGAGTTATTCTTGGAAGTGTTCTTTGAAAAGTTCTGTTAATGTTATCCTTGTCTATTTCTTCTCGAGAAGATGTCTTCTTCTCGAGTATGAAACGTGCTAAAGTTCGCGTATAGATGAATACGTATTTGGCATTGTCTATATCAATAGTAATCGTCTTTTGCTTTTCCTTCGCAGAGTCGTTTACTTTTGATAATACGGAATAATTCTTATTTAACAGATATATGTCGTAATTTAAATCACCGTCACTTTCTGCTATAATAGAAAAAACGTCACCCCTCTTAGCATCAATAGAGATACCAAAAGACGTGTTCTGATTAAGCAAGGGTGTTACATTCTTATCTGTCTTTCGCAGATTTCCTACCTCCTTTTCCAGCTCTTCTATCACGTTTTTTTTATGACCGACAACAGAAAACGTGTTCGCAAAATTTCCCTGTGATGTGCGTGTAAAACTTCTAATATAGTAATCATTTTTATCAATGTGGACCGTCTTTGGAGAAAGGTTTTCGTTCCAACTTTCTATTCTTAGTTTATTTTTTTCTTTGTCAAGAAAAACCATTCCAAGATTACGGGTGTATCCTGATATTGTAATGTCATCGTAGCCATGTACATTGATATCCACATAGTCTTGAGTATTATTACTATTTCCATCTACGTCTCTATTATTTACTATGTTAGACGCTTGGAATAATTCTTTCTCTTTGCTCTCAAATATTGTATTGAGAGCAGATGTCACAGCTGCTTGGGACATCACTTTTGTAGCGCTATCGCCTGCCTCCTGCGCAATAGAAAGCCCCGCTCCATCACTAACCTTACCCATCAGCAGCCACCCTGGCTTCTGATATGCATAAATATTTCCATTCTCAGAACTATCAGCGTATGCATCGTCATAAATACTTACTAACTGACCATAGCGGAGAGCCTTTCCGTTAGTTCCGACTGGATCTGTATCAGCTTCCATAGCTGACTTAGACTGATAAACCTTTTTAATACCAAGTCCATCAGCAGACTGCTCCAATGAGGCTATGTATGCTAATGTGTCTTCATGCAGCTTACCAACCTCTTCAGGCGTAATGCTGTCTACTTGACTCTTCTCTTTGAGTTCCTTTGCTCGTTTGAGCAGGCTGTATATTGTATCCATTACTGTGTTTATTTTGGAATGATGAAATATGTATTAATTGGACAGCTCGCTGGAGAAGGGAGACTGGATGCTCCTAAGTTTCCAATGAGCTTACCTTTGCCAGATAGTACTTGTACATGAACAATCTGTGTCTGATCATTATTCGGACTTACTCCGACAACAATAGCCCCTGACATAATAGGCGGAACAACAGCACGTGTTGTTGGGTACTCAAAAACAACTCCAGGACCATCAGTCCATTCAGACTTGTCACTTTGCAGATTTACCTTTATAAGCGTATAACCAGATTCTTCTCTTCTTAGAGTTTGCCCCGTGTAACCATTCTTCAGAAACCATCCCACGTTCTGATATTCACTTTCTGGAAGTCTATCTACGACCATCGGAGCTATAAGGTCAAAGAGCGTCTTCAGCTCACTGACATCAAAGACACCTTCTGTTTTCTCAAGTGTCAGAAAAGCCTCTGCGGTTTCTCTACAGGCACGCTCCTGACCATCTTCAAATGTACGCATATCAGAAACGGACTTCCTAATACCAACGTATAATGGATCACGCCAACTATGAGCAGTCAATGTTGTTTCTTTTAGTTCATAGATAACTCCATCAAGCACCAACCAATTTTTCTTAGTTTGAAAAGTAGTAGTCTTATCCCCTTCATTAAGTTTCTTCAACTCTCCTTGGAAGCGTTCAAGCAGAAAGGCTGATGTGTTAGCACCAAGAGCCTGAAGAAGTGCAGACATCTGATTGGTTGGATTCTCCTGCAATGTTTTGAGATCATCGATGTAGAGAGGTTGTCCTCCCTCACTAAAGAGCATCTTATTCATATTCGTATATTTCTATGCGGAAAGAGCGTCCCGCAGGTTTATAATGATTCAATAGGTTTAATATAGTTGTTAAATTCTGTCCTCCATACTTGTCTTCTGAAGCATTTGTAGAGGTACATAAGAATGACGGCACATAGACAACGAAAGAGGCCTCCTTGGGAACATCGTCATAAGCTCTGACATACAAGGGAGAATTACCGCTCACATAGACAGGAGCGAGACCTTCGCTCTTAAAACGTAAAGCTGTCTGAACCTTCTGATCAGCTGAGACTATGTATATCTGATGTTCGGAAAGAAAGAAGGCATCATTTAGGATCTTCTCTATATACTGAACACCTGCCGTTATGTTGAGACGATTCAACACGTGAGAACGGTAACTATAAAACCGATTATACAAGTCCCTTATTCCACGCAGCATCGCTTTGAGTAGTGCTACAAGCACCTTACTTCTCAATATAGGAGGCAACAACTGAAAGCCAAGTTTGATGATATCTAACTTATACCACATAGTTCAATGTATTTCTTAGGTTCACAGTAACAAAACTTCCACCAACAGCGGTGTAATTATTACCGCTGATTTCTTTATATATAGTCCCATCCGTGCTGTACTTACAGATATGCAGTTCCACGTCCTGTACACCTTCCACATTCTGTATAGCATCAACCAATTTCGTTTTGTTGAAAGTGCCTCCATAGATAATCTTTCTGACATAGGCGTTCACAGCATCCTCTACAGCATAACTGCCGTCTGCTATTCTTACACCTGTTCTGTCAATCACCAATGGGTCGACGTGTATAGTTGCATTGATACTTATTCTATCTGCAGGCAACGAGCGAACAGAGAGCACAACACCTGCTATTTTAACACGATTCAAATACTGTTTGAACGCTGTTAGAACATCATCTGAAAGAACAGTAGGTTGCCCACCTGTTTCACCTGAAGCAAGTATTTCTATGGATGTTCCTCTGTCACGTACAGCAACATACTTGACGACTCGCTTCTTCTCAGATATCTGTTCATAGCCATATTGTTGCGTCGCCTCATTGAAGACCAAAGCATCACCATACTGAAACTCTTTTGCGATTTTATAGTACCAAGGTACACTTGCTACTACAGCACGACTGATTTTATCGTCTACATCCGCCTTGAACTGGTCAAATATAACCTCCAGGACATGGCTACAAGCTGCCACGATGTAAAACAGAATATTCTCGATACTAACCACAGAGAAACTATCATCAAAAGAATCGCTCTCCGATAGTCCGTATCGTTCTCTTACTGTACCATCCGCCATAAAGGCATTTGTCATTGTTTGTTTTATCTCTGCTATACTACGAGCCATATTTTGTTTACTTTAATTGAACTGTGGCGAGAACTCACCACTGAATACCCTTAACTTGACATCCGTCATACCTCTCTCTGTTGCTGGAGACACATCGTTAGCCTTGCAATACTGTTGTATTAATCGGTTGTAACTTACGTCAGGAAGTTGCAATCTGCTTCCAGCCTCTAACGTATCAGTCATACCAATAGCATTAGCAGCAGCCAAAGCAGGCAATGCTTCCAGCGAGCCATACTCCTGTATAGCTATGTCAGCCAAGGTCTGACCATCTTTCACTTCAACTTCCATCTTATTACGAAATAAAGAGCTAACATCATAAGAACACCGAATGCAATAACACCTGTTTCCATTGCTCGTTTTTGAATCCAGCTCAATTCTTTTTCCTTGTAAACTATCTTTGGTTTCTCCTTATATTGTTTATGATCCTTATCGTGTATCGTTATGCGGATTGTGTCATGCACTGTTGTAAAACCTTCTACCTTCGCACCTGGAAGACTTTCTAATATATGCGTCAAAACACCGTTATGTATTCTTGCCGTTGAGCGATACAAGGCATTCTGCAAAACTGAAACAGAGTCTTTCGTTGCACGCTCCTGGTGATACTCTGGCAACTGCAATGATACTGGCGCAAGACGTTCTGAAACTCTTATGGTGTCGTAACTGACAACGTGCAGCGTGTCGGTGCTAACACTCTCTACAGGCACATAGACTTTATGCGAGCATGCAGAGAAAAGGAAAGCAGTAAGGATTACTGCTAATAATGCTTTAAATGTTTTCATATTGGTGTTGTTAGATGTTTGCGTACTCAGCCTTTGCATCGAAACAAGGGCAAGCCTTGATATATTCGTTTGAGGTGATTCTTCCATCGTGGTTCAAGTCAGGAGAAAAATCACGATGTCCCTGAATAACTGCCGTAGGGTACTTTACGTGCAGCAGCCTCAACAGTGAGCGCAGACTTTGCTTCTGTTCCTCTGTGCGATTGTCGATAGGTTTACCATTGATATCAATACCGCCAATATAAGCGACATTGATAGAAACAGAATTAAACCCCTTTACGCCATTACTTACTTTGTCTTCATCAAGTAGCTGGGTAATCTTGCCGTCTGGACTAACCACATAGTGATAGCCTGGATTAGTCCATCCTTTCCGAAGGAACTCCTGTCGTAGGCTCTCAATAGTCTGTGACTGATGGCTCGCTGTACAATGCACTGCAATATACTTAATCGTTCTCATTCTTCCTCCTTTCCGTTCTTGGAGTTGACAACTCGGTCGATGTAATTTCTCACATCTCCCCATTTACTCTGAATGTAGATACCCACACCGAAGATTGAGCCGGCATAGACCAAAGTCTGCGACACATACCACAGCACGCTGTCTTTAACATCGCCCCCATTAAAGAAGAAACTCAGAAAAGCCATTGCCACACCACTTGCAAGCAGAAATATGGCTGAGCCGTATTGTATCCATTCCTTCGTGTTTCTTTGCATATTGCTTAAGTTTAATATTGTGCATCTATTTCGATGCTTTTGGTTGTTATTTTTATATTAGTCACAGTTTGTCTGTCCATCTCCAGCTGCTCTCTGATGAGCGTTCTCCAATAGATAGGATCATTGTCAAGCAGCATATCACTGATACCACAGCCTGCCATCGGTCGTTCTTTTAACTCCCCCTTATGTAAGTGAAGTATCAAAGCCTGATTCTGATGCAGCGTATCACCGACAACCAGGCCAGAGGTGATTTTTCCGTCTGCCCCTCGATGCGGTTGTATCACCGCTTCATAGTCTATCAATGTAATACCTTTCATATCAATGTTTGATAGTTACGTCTTCATAATCAGTTTTTTTGAACTCCTGCGCCTTAGTCAGAGGTGGACCTGTAGGACCATGAGTACCTTGGTGTGTATGGCTATTGACCGCTTTAACCAGTTCATTAAGTTTCTTGGTTAAATCCTCAATATTAACCAGTCCTCCAAGCTTACCTCCATTTATCGTTATAGATTCAACATGATCCACAGCTAAGACGACAAGGCTTGAGTAGTCTCCTGACAGACTCCCAATGATGACTGCAGTACCAACTTTTGGAACTATCAGCATCTCACCATTATCATCTGTTTCAGATGCACGAAGGCGAACATCTGGTACGATAAGGCTTCCTATCTCCACCTCACAAGTACAACCGCTTACGCTCTTGACGATACCTTGCAGTACTGACATTTCCTGCTGTGGTGCTACACCTCTCAGTCTTTCTCTTAATTCCTTATATTGATCCATATCTTTAGCTCAATCTGAATCCAAGTTCTATTTTTCTCTTACCACCGTCTCTACTGAAAGTTGTTGTTACTGCTCTTACAAAGTAGCAGCCATCCTTACGTGGATAATCCGCATCGTAAAGCCACGCCATATCGCCAGGAGTACATTCTGGTATGAGCCATGTCGTGATACTTCCATCATAGCCATCAAAACTACGACGCTTAACCTCAAGTTCACCACGAAGCTTCATACTTGCAGCATCAGAAGTAGGACATTTTATTTCTACCTTCTCACCACCAGTAGCTCCGACCTCTACCTCTTTTACTGTTCCGTCAGGAAGAAGAGCTTTGACCACTACACGAACCTTACGATCAGCTGCTTGTCGATAGGTCAGATTAACCGCCTCCACATTCAGCGCAAAGTTATAAAAGCGGTTCACCCCGACAACCTCACCTGGGGGATGTACGTGTAAAACGCCATTAGAAAGATATATATCTGCACCACATTCCTCCTGCACCTTCTTAAGCACATCATATCCAGTAGCATTGTGAATGACAAACTTAGCATAGGTCCAGCTGTAAGAGCATTGAATAGAGTAGTTCTTCCCAATTCCCTGCACCACCTTCTTAAGAAGATCAGCAAGTGAAACTTTCTTCAGTACTTCGTTTTTGAGTTCCTTACGAAAGGTGTACAGATCATCCTCACAAGTCAGCTTAATATTGCCACCGTCTGTACTGATTTGTTGTAGCCAGCCAGTGAACTCCTCCTTTAAACCTTCTTCCTTATATCCAAAGCGAATAATAACCTTATCTCCTCTGTGAAGTTTATCTTCAACATCCAGAGCTACATTATACTGTGCACCTGGCAATGTTATAGTTGCCGTATCAGCAAGAAGCTCGACGCTTCGATGCACCTCAACACTGTCAAGCATACCAACGTGCCAGCCCCCAATCTCTATATCGTAAGCCATTGTGTACATAAGCCTATCGTTTTAAGTCCTGCTGATTTAAAAGAAGTTTATATATGTCATCACTATATGCCTTTAGCGAATAGTTCTGATTAGAAGAGCCACTTGTGAAAGGAATCTCCTAGCTTTCAATGACGAGATGTGATATACCGAATATTTCCAGCAAAGGGTTTAACGCTGTCACTCGTCCAGCTTCACAGAATGAGCGTAAACGGCTTACGTCTTCCTCAGGATATTTACCATCTTCGCCGATAAGAATACCTTCTATACTGATAGTATAATCGTCTTGTGACCATCGTTCCTTGATGCTTCCTTTTACAGCACCTTTGTTCACATGTCGCCGTACAATGATATTCTGACCTTGAAGACTGATCATCGGTTCAAGGGGCAACAACCACTCTTGAGCACCACTTTCCTCAAGACGTAAACGAAGAGGTAGTTGCATCGGAATACCAAGCGCATTAGTGCGAACAGTATCTTCCAACTCCTCATCACTCATTGACTTAATTTCATTATATTCCTCTTCGTCTACCTCTCTAAGCTTATTCACATTGAACAGCCAATAAGGTGGAATCTTGTTGCCTGTAACTCTCAGGGCAACGTTTTCGAGTGCAAATCGTGCTATCTTGTTCATCTGTCTGTACTTGCTGCTATAGCTAACGCTCGGTTCATACTTTGCAGAATAGTTCGCTCAAGTTCCGCAGTGTCAGTCTTATCGTTCATATAAACATTGATATTATCGAAGAATTTTCCGATGTGCATAGTGATGGAAGTGTTGCGAGTGCCACCAGTAGCAAGTTCCTCGGCTGACTTGCGACCACCTTTCTTACCACCTTTTTTACCTTTCTTTCCTTTTTTGCCTTTGCTTTCACCTTCTCCAAAAACGACAGCACCTGTGCTACCACTTAATCCAGGGGTACTTATCTTATTCTCTTTCTTAGCAGAAGATGTCTTTTTGTCCTTCTGCTGTTCTTGTCGAAGGTGTGTCTGAAAATTTCCTCCAACACCACTCACAAGCTGTTTGGTTCCATTGATAGCCTTGGCAGTACTTTCGACTCCAGATAACTTCTTGAAACCTTCCATTGCAGAAGCTGCTGCCCCTTGAAAGTCTCCAGAGAATAGTTTCTTTAAGGCTTCACCGAGCTTACCAAGTCCTGCAAGCATCTCATTGAAGCGATTGATGATATAGTCCTTGATGATATTACCAAAACCCTTTAATGTATCCCACATTGTCAGGATAAAAGCGCGGAATCCAGCAAACTTATTCCAACAATAGACAACTGCTGCGACTAAAGCAGCGATACCTATGATAATAAGTCCGATAGGGTTTGCATCCATCGCAGCATTGAGCAACCATTGAACGCCAGTCCATATCCTCGTTACAGTTGTCACAACACCGATAGCAGCTGCATAAGCTGACATCGCTATTGCCTGTGCATTAAAGACTATTGCAGCAACACCAATGACAGACGACAGAGCTAATATCTCCATCTTAAACCGTGATACAAACCCTATAACACCCTCTATCACATTGATAACTTTTGCTATTGCTTCAGCAATAACAGGAACTATACTTATAAAGAGATCAAGAGCTTGAGATACGTAAGGTTGAATCTTATTATAAATATCAACGGCTAATTGAATAAACGTGTCTTGTAGCGTAGCAAATTTACCTGCGACTGTCTGAGACTGCTTATCCATCATACTGAAAAACTTTCCACCTTCTCCAGAAGCGTGTTGAATTGCCTGCACAACATTTTCAAAGGTGATTTGTCCCTTTGACATCCTATCCTGCAACTTCGCATAAGATTCACCTGTCATCTTAGCAAGTTCTTGCAATGGATTAAAACCAGCATTGATAAACTGCAGGTTATCCTGTCCAGCTAACTTACCAGCTGCTGATACTTGACCAAGCACTAATGATAAGCTTTGCAAAGCTTGCTTATTTCCTCCAGAGATATCTCCTAACTGTTTAAGAAGTGGTAGAACTTTTCCTGTCTCCACTCCGAAGTTAAGCATAGTCTTCGCATTCTCAGTCAAGTCTAACTTACCAAAAGGTGATTCAGCTGCAAACTTGGCAATTTCAGAAAGCATTCCTTTAGCTTTTGTCTCACTTCCTACTAAGGTTGTAAAGGCAACGGCTGTTTGTTCTGCTTCTGCACCTATCTTAGTAATAGCACCAACAGCACCAGCAACAAGGGCATAAGGGTTGGTAAGGAGTTCCATTCCAGGAATGGACATCAGCGAACTCTTGAGTGTCGAAAATGAAAAAGCCTCACGTAGGCGTGCACCTGTAGTACGTGCCTTACGTGATATATCGTCCAGCTGGGTGGAAGTCTGACGAGCAACCGTCAGAACATTACCACCATCTGCTTGTAGTTTTATTAAAAACTTAAGTACGCTGTCCATTATTAGAGTCCTTTTCTATTTTTCTTATCTCTTTGAGTGCGCTGAGTGTTGATGCCCATTTCTCGTCTGGTAGGAGTTCAGGGTCAACGCTTAGGTAGTAGCGCAGCATAGTATCTATGAAGATAATATCCTGGGCGTTGTCAAAGTCATCAACCCCGGCCTCCTCTAAAGTTTTTTTATCTCAGCCTCCTTTACCTTCAAGACCTCATCCATCTTGGCAACTACTGCCATGAAGAGTTCATCATTGGTTTTGATTTCCTCATCACCGGCAACCCAGAGCTGCTTCAACATGACCTCGCTCATCTTGATAGGGTCTTTGATTACGCTGGCATAGCTCAGGTCCTGACGTGTAGGCTTGTGCAACACACAAGACTTGCCCTCTACGCTGATTTCAAACAAATCACCATGCGTGGCTTTCCACTTATTGATATCTTCTTTTGAATAATTCATATCTTCGATATTTGATTATTAATAACTCTTTTGGTCAATGTAGATGAATGGCAGTGACTTCTCTTGGAACTTGTCACCTTGCTTCCATTCTGTCTGATCTTCCGTCAACTCCACACCTTTGAGAATGTCTGTTGTAATTGGATCACCATTTTCAGGATTCCCATAAGCAACAACGATATCAAAGCTCATATTGAGGATGTTGCCATTAGCAGCACTCTTCAAAGCTTGATACTCACTCTGCAGTAGGGTAAGCTCGCCACTATAGTCTACATTGCCATGCTGAATGCCATGAGGCTTATTACCCTTAGCATACAGCAGTTCCTTCTCTTGCTTCGAGCCATATTTCACACCTCGAAGACCAGTTACAGGACGACCTGCAACAACTACGGTCACATCTGACCACTCGTATTCCTTAGTATTTATCATGTCTATACTGTTGTTACTTGGAAACCAAGGTTGACATCAACATAGCGTGCATAACCGAATGGACGAACCTTCAATGTCATTTCAACCTTTGAAGTCGCAACCACATTCTGTTTTGGGTCTATGTAACAAGAACAACCTTCGCCGTTATTATCGGCACTCAATTCTCCAGCAGCGGTCATAGACCGATTAATAGCGTTCTCTACTGTCTGCTGCCAGCTTGTAATAACCCCTGTCTGCATTGTGCCGTCAGAATTGATTTCCAACTCATCCAGCATCATATCCAACAGAGTGTTATAGGCAATACGATAAGCCTTATCAATGACACGACGGTTTGACAAATGAGCATAATCATCAGTCTCGACACACGCCAATCGGTCATCGGCAAAGAAGTAACCACTGCGCCCAACATACTTACGTGCTGTGATATAACCCTTGTCGTGAATAGAAGAGATAACTTCACTATCCTCTTCTACCTTCTTCTTGCCAACATAGAGCAGAGTTGTTTTCAATGCTCCATTCTTGACACGACCAATATTACGCTGCACTGGAAGACTTGCTAAGCGACCAGCTAAAGTACCGACACATGCACCCTGTGAGTCAGCTTCCGTATCACCCAACAGAACACCGACACGATTGTACGTTTCGTTGCTAAGGTCTTTCAGCGTTGTACCTGTATAACCACGTCCTTCCAAGATGAAGAATAAAGGAGCATACAGGTCAGTTGTTGACCATTCTGCAGTCTGTTGTGCCTTTGTTAAGGCTGTAAATACGTCTGCCTCTAAACCATCAGTTGCTGCAGCTTTTGTTGTATTGTCACGTGCAACGAAGATTCCACGCAATGCTCCATTCTGGCTAACAATGAGTTTCTTCACTGCTCCAGTCTGGCGGTCGCAGAGTTCCGTCATGGTCTTAGCCTTGTCAACTCCGAAGATCACCAGCTTTGTTCCATTCTCTGCTTCTGTATAGAAGTCTGAGATATGCTTGTAAAGTCTGGCGTTATTCGCTGCAGTGATGCCAAGTGCTGTCAAACTGTCTACACTCTGAATAGTATAAGCACGCTCCAGAGCAAACGAGTCATTAACAGCAGTCGCACTACACACCAAGGCGAACAGGCCGTCGGGACTTTCCCCGACGGTGCCCAGTAGGCCATTCATGTATCTAATTCTAATTCTCGGTAACATGACTCACAAGTTAAGCGGTTAAAGATTCTGCGAGAAGGTAGACGCCCTTCTTGTCGTAGCGACGAACGCAACCACCGGTACGTAGCAAGAAAGAGTAGATGTCACCATAGTACAGTGGATTATCAGTTGAGTCAAACATCTTGACCTCACCCATAGCACGGCTGACAGAATTCTCGTGCCAAGCAAGAGCAGCTGCAAGTTCATCTGCGGCACCTTGCTTATCCCAGCCAAGAACCTTCTTTGTGCCGTTATTAAGGCGAAGAACTCGACTTCGCTTCATAATATTGAAGCCATAGAGGTTTCCAAGGATACCCTTCTGCTGATCTGCAGAGTTAAGGAACATAAACTGATCCTTTTCAGCAAGGTCTGCTAACAAGTCAGCATACATAAACGCGTCAAGCAAGAGGTAACGTCCCTGCTCTGGAACATTGTCTGCATCCATAGCAGTCATAAGCTTACGAACATCTGCCTTACAGATAGACTTACGCATACCTGTAGCAACAGACGATGTATGAGCTGTGGTTTTGCTTGTACCTGACGTACTGATGATGTTTTTAGTATCAACACCCTGACCCCAACGATCAAGCAAATTGAGATGAGCAGCTTCCTGCAACTGAGCGCGGTCATTGCTCAAGATAGAGTTACGCTTGTTATAGCTGAGCTCCACCATGTCGATATTTGGAATGTACACTGGGTCAGTTGTCAGCTCGTCCATATCGTACTCAAGATCGTTGTCAGTACGTTGCTTGCTTGTAGCAGGCTTCTGAGAGCGGTTCCTCTCTACGTTTGAAGGAGCACCAGCGTTAGGAATGTGTACCTTGTGGTTCTCAACAAACACAGAGTCGTCAACACTCTTAGAAGCAAAGGAATTGTCAGGGTAGAAGTTCTCTACGATGTCGGATTGCCAGATTTCTTTGTTTAATGCCATAGTTTCTTATCTTTTAAATTTGTATTGTATTTCTTACTCTCGGTAATCTACACCGAACTTCTCCTTGAACTTGGCTGCAAAAAGGTCCTTATTCTGACTCTTCAAGTCGCCAAGACGTCCAGCCTTGTCAAGTTCGTCCCAAGTCTTATTGGTGAAACTGTCACCACCAGTACCATCTGGATTGATGTACGAAGCAGCACGAGGCTTAGGCATCTGCTTGATGCTGTTCAAGAGTTCTTCTGTAGTAGTACGGTCTGCAGCCATAAGCTTAACATAGTATGCCTTCTGTTCTGCGGTAATACGACCTTCGCTAATCGCCTGATCAATGATTGCCTCCTGTTCCTTTGCTTCAGATAACTGAAGCTGCTGTTTGTACTCAGCATTGGCTGTTTCAAGAGCATCTACCTTGGTTGCCTTGTTTGCCAACTCTCTGACTTTGTTCACAATTGCAGCCTCATCATTGATATTGCTAAATGATGGGATGCTCTTTAATTGGTCTATTAATGCCATGTTTTGATAGTTTTTTGGTTGATTTGTCAACCTGTTATTGAAATATTGATATATCTCTTCATGAGTTTTAGGTGCTGGTTCTCCATCATCTTGCATATCGTACACTCCATCTGCAAGTTTCATTTCAACTGCTTCTTGTGCACTTATCCAGTGATCGACCTCGTCAAAGAACTTTGCTGATACATCTTCTGCGCTCATTCCGCAACGTGCAGCAATCATACCTGCAAGGTTATGTTCCAGTTCCTCCATTACTGTAGCCATTCTGCGCAGGTCTGAAGCGTTGCCACACGTACCTCCACTTACGCTATGAAGCATAAGCTTAGCGTACGGACTCATGTAGAGTGGTTTACCACAGAGGGCAATAATAGCGGCAATGCTGGCAGCAACACCATCAACATATATATTAATGTCTGCCGTTGAAGTGCGAAGAGCATTGTAAATGGCTATTCCGCTAAAAACATCACCTCCATTGCTATTGATGCGTACATCAATCTTATCATACTGACTTTGCAAGGCAAGTAGTTCACTGACCACTCGTCCACTGTCTACAGGCTGACCATTACCGACCTCTCCATATAAGAGGATAGCTACGGTTCCATTACCAGGTATAATATTGAAAAAGTTTGAACTCATTATTTCAATTTTTGATGCAAATATCATGTTTTTTCTGGGAGTAACAAAATCGTAAATTCATAGCACAAACAGCTGATTTTATGGTGCAAACAGACAGTGCTGTTATAAATAATGGATTTCAAAAAGTCCATAAAATATAAGATATTTGCAAAAGATTTAGGCAATATGACAAAGACGAATATAGACAAAAAAGGTATTGCAAAGTCTCTCTATATGGAGGGAAGTTGCACACAAGAGGAGATAGCTGCAAAAGTCGGAACTACAAGGCAGACTGTCTCTCGCTGGATACGTGAAGGAGGTTGGGAGGAGCTGAAAGCTTCATTTACAATTACACCTGACCAGATTATAGCACAGTTCCAGCGTCAGATTGTTGAAATCAACAACAATATTCAAAATCGTGAAGAAGGTAAGAGGTTTGCAACAGCTCAGGAGGCCGACGCTCTTGCTAAGCTCGCTAGTGCTGTCAAGAAGTTAGAAAGTGATGTTGGCGTTGCAGACTGCATCAGTGTCGCTATGCGCTTTCTGTCTTGGCTACGTCCTCTTGATATTGATGCAGCTAAGCAGTTTAACAACCTCTTTGATGCGTTCATCAAGGACCAAATGGCAAAGGCGAAATGACACAGGAAGAAAGAATTGCATTAAGGAACTGGGAAGAGTTCCATAAATCATTCACCTCTGACATGCCTGTTGAGAATGGGCTGTCAAGACGTGATATTGAACGCAGACGAAAGGAACTGGAACAAGACCCTATTAAATGGATTCAGTATTTCTTTCCCAAGTATGCTAAATATGAATTTGCACCTTTTCACGTGCGTGCAATTCGTCGTATTATAGAACACGATGAATGGTACGAAGTGCTTTCATGGAGTCGTGAGCTGGCAAAGTCTACTGTATCTATGTTTGTCTTGATGTATCTTGCGCTCACTGGGCGTAAGAAGTTCATCGTGTTAGCTTCAGCAACTATAACTTCAGCAACACGTTTACTTACACCTTTCAGACTTAATTTTGAGAACAACCCACGTATTAAGCAATTTTATGGCATTCAACAGCTTGTAGGGCAATGGACAGAAACAGACTTCACATGTCGCTGTGGTGCTAAGTTTGTTGCACTTGGTGCTGGTAGTGCTCCTCGTGGTGCGAGAAACGAAGCGGTACGACCTGACGTCATCTATCTTGATGACTATGATACAGATGAGGACTGCCGCAACCCTGAAACTCTTAAAAAGAAGTGGGATTGGTTTGAAGGCGCACTCTATCCAACACGTTCCATCTCTGAGCCGACTCTTGTTCTATGGTGCGGTAACATCATTGCTAAAGACTGTTGTATTGCACGTGCTGGCGCAATAGCAAAGAATTGGGACATTGTGAACATACGTGACAAGAACGGAAAGTCTACTTGGCCTGTCAAGAACACAGAAGAGCAGATTGATACTGTTCTTGCAGGAATATCTGCAAGAGCCGTACAAGCAGAGTACTTCAATAACCCTGTTTCAGAAGGTAAGATCTTCCGTAACCTTCCTTTGGGGAAAGTCCCTGCTTTGTCTAAATTTAAGTTCCTTATTGGGTATGGAGACCCTGCTTATTCTGACAGCAAAAAGAAAGGTTCGTCTACCAAGTCTCTTTGGCTTATTGGCAAGTATAAAGGTGTCTACTACATTATAAAAGGTTTTTTGGCTCACGAGACAAATGCGAACTTCATTAGCTGGTACTTTGAACTTGATAAATACGTAGGAAGCAAGGTTCCTGTATATTGGTACATAGAGAACAATAAACTGCAAGATCCTTTCTACGAACAGGTGTTCAAGCCGCTACTACGTGAGGAGCAGCAGCGACGAAAAACAACTCTTTTTATACGTAGTGATGGACGAAAGAAAGCTGATAAGGCAACACGTATAGAAGCCAACCTTGAACCAATTGACCGTAATTGTCAATGGGTATTCAATGAAGAGGAAAAAGACAACCCTATGATGCAGGAGCTTATCAACCAGTGCAAACTTTTTGAACTTAACTTGCCATACCCTGCTGATGGACCTGACTCTCTTGAAGGTGGAATCACGATGTTAGATGAGAAGATGGCAGAAGTTGAACCCACTATAACTATCAGTTTTCATACAATGGATGAGCAAAATCCTTATAAGATGTGATTATGAATAACTTTATCAATATAGAAGACTACGATGCAAGTATTCACCGCGAGATACTTGATGCGCTGCTGCGTAAAGAAAGTCCAACTTATGATCCTCAGATAGTTGAGATATGTGAGGATAGAGCGGTAAGTGAAATGCGAGGATATCTGAACAAGATTTATGATTGTAACGCTATCTTTTCAGCAATAGGGGAAGACAGGCACCCTCTCATTCTTATGTTTGCACTTGATATAGCTATCTATCACATCTTTACACAACACAACCCTTATAAGATTGCGAAGATACGCCAGGATAGATATGAGCGTGCTATAGAATGGCTGAAAGGCGTAATGGGAGGAGACGTAACGATTGACGGTGCTCCATTGATGCCTGAAGATGAACTTAAGAACAATAGTCGTTGGCAAATACAAGCTGACGGCTTAAGACCAACATTGCTATGAACAGAAAAAAGAAAAACAGCCCTAAGCAAGGCAAAATAATACAAGGTGGAATGCTCGTTCCTCAAGGAATGAGACAGCCAGACATCGTTCTGCAGATGCCTGAGATATTCATGTTTGACATGAATGCGTATATGCAATCTGTTAAGGCTGCAAGGGGAATAGATTTCTCCAATAGGGCACGTCTGTACGATATGTATGACAGTGCTTCTCTTGACCTTCACCTGTCTGGAGTCATTGCAAAACGTATGCGAGGCGTAACGAAGATTCCTATTGAGTTTAGAAGAAATGGTGTACCTGATGATGCTATCAACAATCAGATAAAATCACCTTGGTTCAAACAGCTGAGGAAAGACCTTGTGATGTCGGAGTTCTGGGGCTTCACACTTGTACAGTTCTATCTCAATGAGGAAGGTGATATCCGTTATGACCTTATCAATCGCAAGCACTATGACCCTATACATCGTAAGCTGCTCAAGTATCAAGGTTCAATGGATGGCGTGTCTATTGATGACTTCCCTGATATGCTTTTCGTTGGGAGCGAACGTGACCTTGGTATTTATGCAGAACTTCTGCCTGCTGTACTCTATAAGCGTGGTGATATGTCAGACTGGGCACAGTTCTGTAACATCTTTGGTATGCCAATTCGTGAGTACACTTACGATGCTGGAGACGAGGACGCACGCCGTCGTGTCATCGCTGATGCACGCCGACAGGGTGCGAACGCGGCATACATCCATCCAAAAGAAAGCGAGCTGAAACTTGTAGAGGCTGGTAACAAGACAGGTTCCAGCGACCTTTATAGAACTTTTGCTGAGTACTGGGACTCAAAGATGTCTATACGTGTGCTGGGAAACACGCTCACCACAGACGCTAAGTCAACAGGTACGCAGGCTCTCGGCTCTGTTCACAAGGAGGAAGAAGACGAAATGAACTCCGATGATCGTGATTTCATTCTTGACATCCTCAATTATGATATGCGTCCTATTTTCGCCTCACTGGGCTTCAATGTGGAAGGTGGTGAATTCGTCTATGCGAAGAAAGATAAGATTAACCTAGCTCAGCAGATAGACATCGTTCAAAAGCTATCGTCAATGGGTCTTCCGATTGATGACGACTATCTCTATGAAACTTTCTGCGTTGCTAAGCCTGATAACTACAAGCAGCTGAAGGAGGAGAAAGAGGCTGCAAAAGCTGCATTCAGAGAGCAACTTGGTTTACAGGTTAATGATGATGACAAAAAGAAGCAAGACAAAAACACTGATAAAACAGCGTTCAAACAGCATTTGAAAAGTTTTTTCGGACTCGCCCCAGACAAAGGGGCAAACTGATGATTGATACGCTCTATTATGGTGAGCATTGCTCTTGCTCTGGGCATAGTCATTTCCACAACGAAAGCCCAGCTATCTCATTTAATGTTGTGCAGGCTTTTCTACAGAGAATCCATAAAAAGCCTGAATTAGCTGAAGGCATTGATCCTGGATTATGGTCCGCTGTCGTTAAAGTCATCAACGAAGCGACTGTGGAGGGACTTTCACAGAGCAATGCTGCAAGTACACATGATGAGGAGTTTTATCGTGCCCTGCGCCATTCTAATGAGGTCTTTGCTGCATTCAAAGTACATTCATTGGCTGGAGAGGTCGCAAATAAATTGCTGGACAGTGACGGTAAACTGAAACCCTTCAGTCAATGGGTAGATGATGTAAAGGGAATCACCTCGCATCACGTCGGTGCGTGGCTTCGTACAGAGTATGACACTGCTGTTATACGTGCGCACAACGCTGCAGACTGGCGTGAGTTTGAACGTAACAAGGATATCCTGCCTAACTTGCGATGGATGCCTACAACTTCACCAAGCCCTGAAGGGAGTCATCGTAACTATTGGATGGCAAAGCTTACCCTGCCTATTGATGATCCTTTCTGGAACAATCATCACCCTGGCGACCGATGGAACTGTAAGTGCTCACTTGAAGCTACTGATGACCCTGTAAATCGTCCTGCAGATATGGATGCTCCTCTGCCACAAAAAGGACTTGAAAACAACCCGGGTAAAGATGGGCACACATTCAACGACACTCATCCGTATTTCCCAGACAAGTGTAGTCAATGTTCTTTTTATAAACCTGGAATAAAAGGACGGATAGCAACTGTTTTCTTAAATAGGAAGAAGGATTGTTATAATTGTCCTTATGTAGATGCTGCCATTCCATCTGAACAAAGAGAACAGAGACGAAATGAATATCTTGAATATAAAGATAACCCTTTATACAAAGATGTGGAGTTTGATGCCAAGAGTTCTGGACTTAAAGCGACACATGTTGAACATAGCTTTGATAAGAAAAAAGGATGGTATGAGACAACTGTTCAAGAGGTTGGCTTTCAGAATGGTCATAAAGTAGTTCTGGAAAAGGAGGACCATACAGTGTTATTTAAGAAGAATACAGAAGGAACTTGGGATAATATGTTGTTTGAAATTGCTGGTGCAGAAACGGGTACTTCAAATAACATTAGACAAGCTTTGAAACATTGTGCATCGAAGCCTAATACAGAAGTCGCAGTATTGCTATTCCCAAATGATAATTTTAATTATTCCATCTTTGAAGAAGGATATAATAAATTTTATGGACTGAGAGGAACTTCACAATATCGAAAGTTTAAAGTGATATATTGTCTCAATAATAAGGGAATATTGCTAATAAAAAAACCAGAGTAAATACTCTGGCTGGAATGGAGGACGTGTCCTAATAGGGATTAAACGCTCCCTCCACACCACAAAGATAGATATTTGTTTTCATTCCACAAAATAAAAATGAGGGAAATTATATTATGGATGCAAAAGAAATAGAAAGGCGTATCTCACGTGTCAAAGATGAGATACAAAAGGAGGTGACGGATAGACTTCCTCGAAAGGTTGGTGTCGTGGCTGCAAACCACTTCAAACAGAACTTTCGAGATGGTGGCTTCACGGATGGAGGAGTTCACCAATGGAAACGTACGAAACGACAGGACAGCAACACGAAGGACGCAAAGTATTCTCCTCTTACCTCTCGACGCAATCATCTTATGCGTTCAATACAGAGTGAGACATCACCAGGGCAAGTTACAATATCCAATCCTGTGCCTTACGCAGCTGTTCACAATGAAGGCGGTACCATCAATACGCATCCAACTATTACAAAACGTATGCGTCGTATGGCTTGGGCTAAGGTGTATGCGCTGTCAGGCGTAAAAGGTAAAGGCAAACTACCAAAAGACTTACCTTCTGGAGCTAAGATGTGGAAGGCTCTCGCACTCACGAAAAAGACAAAGCTTAATATCACTGCACGCATTCCACGGCGTCAGTTCATTGGTGATAGCCGTGAGTTGACAGCAAAGATTAACAAGATGCTTGATGAGAGCATAGAGAAAATAAAGAAACTTGTAAGTAGAACATAAATATGGAACAGACACTCTGCCAACTGATAGACTTTCTTAAAGAGAAAATGCCGTCACTTTCAGTTATTGACGAAGACTACGGGCAACTTGAAAACATAGAGGACGAGGATACTGATATGTATCCGCTAACGTTTCCTGCAGTACTCATAGAAGAAGCGCAGACTGAATGGAGCGATATTGGAATGCTTGCACAGAAAGGAACTTGCAAGCTCCGTATTCGGCTCATCATAGATTGTTATGATGATACGCACGCTACGAGTGGAACTACACAGGCAGTCAGAGAGCGTAATGAAATGCGACACCAGTTGCACCAGCTACTGCAAGGTGCCTGTCTTGGCACTGATGCTCCACTGATGCGTAAGTCTTCCAAGTTCTTTACTTGGAAGCACGGAATAAAAGTGTATGAGATGATGTACGAGTGTACAGTGTCAGAATTGGTTAAGGAAACAAGGACGGTTCAGAAACCTTCTTTACGCGTGAAGATGGGCGTGAAGGTGTAACACGGAAGCCTGTGAAGAGCGGTGCTTTCATCTGTTTCCCATCTACCGTCTCACCACGTTTAATCATATCACGAATGATATGCAGCACACGGCTTTCAGACAGATAAAACTCTTCATTGGAAAGTATGCGGATAGTATCATCGAAACGGAGGCGTCGTTCCTCCGTCCAGTAGAAGTAACGCTCAAATAACCTTCTATTGCGTGCTTCTATCAATTTACTATCTCTTCCTTTACTCATATCTGCAAAATTAACAAATAATCATCTTATTTGCAAGTCTTTACACCTTTTTATCTGCTTATTACAAATAAAAACCGCCCAAATGTGTGTTCGTACACACTAATGGGCGGTTTTATTCTTAAACAGGAGTTAGTTAATGATTTTTATCTTATAACCTACAGAAGCTTGGTTCTACACGTTCCCAAACATTGGTCTTTGGATTCTTCTGATGGAAGTAGTAGTTGATAGCGTTCTTCTGGACTACATTTGCCTCCTTGAAAAGTGTCATAATCTCTGAATACTCACTATCGAACTTATCCTCCAACTCATACAGCTTAGAGATGCTCTTGTAGTCGAGGTCGCCAGCCTTATTGCGCTCAAGCAGCGTCATTGCCATCTGATACATTGGATCGTCCGAACCTTTCTCGCTTTGCTTCATATAACGCTTGAGATAGTCGATTAGACGCTCTGCAGCAAGGTCTGCACGCTCGTCAAAGCCTTTCACCTTATTGCTTGAGATTTCAAGGCGAAAATCGCCGTCAGTAATCGTGTAGCTTCGCTGGTCGTTCTTGCGAACCTGACCATAATCACGCATCACACTTACGAAGCTCTCAACTTCACCCTGTAGCCAGTCGTGGAATCCACGCACGTCAGTCACGATACGTGTTAAGCGTTGCCACACATCGTGCATCATCTCCGCACGCAGCCCCTCGTAGGTCTCACGACGTTCAATGCGACTCTGCTTTTCTTCGTTCTGCAACTCGGCAAGTAGCTTCGCACGCTCTTCCTTACTTAGATTCTTAATGTTTACCATGTTAATCTGTTTTTTGTTTTCGGATGATTATTCTTATTTTTGTGTTCAAAGCATTGAGATCATCCACTGTCAACGCTCTAAATGTTTTTCCTGCTATACGTGGGTCTTTACAAAAGGCATCCACACGGTTCCAGTCTGTTGTGTCTATTCCGTATATCTGCAGCTGATGTAGAACTCCGCTACGTGCCTTGCGTAGGATGTCATACTGCTTGCGTCTTCGCTCGTCATAGCCCGTAATATCCTCCATCTGTCTACACATAGCATCATACTCTTTTGCTGACATCTGGTGAAGGTGTACTGTTCTGTTTTGTGTAAACTGATAGACCAGCGTTTCCTTGTCAGCACCAGGCATCTTCTTTAACAGGGTATAAAACCTTGCGTAATTAAATCCTTTTCCCATACTCCTTATTTCTGATCTGCATTGAGCAAGAAATCAACGGGCAGCGACGTAAGTTTTATATCATTTCTTACCAGCTCTGGGGAAATACCATATTTTTCGAAGTTTATCTGAGGTTTGAGGAAATCCCAGCATCTCTTTTTAATTTCCGACAGAGTATATGCCCCTTTATCATAAACAAAAAGACCCTCCAACAATATCTTATTTAAACCCTTCCGGTTTAATGATGACAGTAACACGATAATATCGTGGTCCAATATTTACTTTTCCCATATCTTTTCCTCCTTCCAATCTTTATATGCTTTACGACCAGAAGCAACAGCCTCTGTAAGATCATCGCTAAGGTCACTTTCACCGAATAATGGTATGCCGTGCACACTCACATATAGCTCACCATTAAATTCCATTACTTGTACGGCTTCACGTGCCTCTGCGTCGAGCCGTGCCTGTCGTTTGTTCTGCATTCTGTCGGCACGTTCCTCATGCCATGTTTGCAATCTCTTCTTGAGCTTGTCTAAAAATGTTGCCATAATCTTTTTTGTTTTAGTTGACAAGTTTACGGGTTTACAAGTTGATTTGTTAATCGTACTGATAACTTGTTTACTCATTCACTCGTCTACTCGTTTACTTACTGATATAATATATTTGAATAGTCTTTTTATTTCGTTTAATGTGTAACTCTGTCTGACCATCCTCTATCATAAGGTAGGACGTGATTCTACTTCTTACCGTTATGTCTCTACGATCATAGAGTTTATAGATAAACCAATCAACAAAGTCTTTCAACTCCCTCCATCCTTTCTCGCTGTTTTCTATTCCTCGCAAAGAGTAGCCTTGATTGATAGCTCTTTGCAGTTTTAACAGCCATTCAGGCTTATCGGTTGGTGTTATCGAATGTGATAGTAACCTTTCCATAGTTGTTTATTCTGAAGCTTTCCACTCAACTTTTATCACTGCATCAAGCTTACCACTGCCTTGGCAAATTAGACAATCTTTTTTGTATGGTTCCTGATACTCGTCCTCTTGCCAGTGATAGCCATTACCTTGACAGTACGGACATTTGAAGCCTTTGCTTTCTATGACTTCTGTCATTCGACCACCTGGGCTAAGTTTCCCTGGTGTAATCTCAATAATTCGTTTCTCCTTACTCATAGTTTTATTGTAACTCTAATTGAACATTAAAATGATACTCTCTGCACAGCCGTTTCACCTGTACTACATCAAACGGCTCTCTGTCAAAAGCGAAGAAGATTGTGCGTTCTCGTGTAAGTACTCTCACTCCTTTCTTTCGTAGCTTGTACAATAGGTTGTCTCGCTTGTTTGCCATAGCCTTTACTGTTTTGTTTCACCCCAGTATATATCTGCTCGCTCTTTCCATATCGTGTAATAGCCAAGATTGCCAAAATAGCGTCCCTTACTGATTGCTCTGTAACCTTCCACCCATATCTTCAGTGCTGCATCAAACATAACGCTCACTGCCGTGCGACCTGAAGGCTTGTTGCCGTCTGCCTGACTGATAAAAATGAGCAGCTTATCACGATGTCGAGCCTTGAATTCCTGATACTCCTTAAAGCTCATCTGTGTGTATTGAAAACTATCAATAACTATGATATCTGGACTTTTACGCTTCTTAAGACGTGCATCAAGATCTTCCATACTCTCACTGATGAGGATAAACCGCCGTGCAACATCTTGCATACCTGCTTTCATAATTGCATTCTTCATTGTTAGTGAGAAACCTTCCTCTAAGGAGTTATAAGCAATCTTTCCGTACTTGGCTAACTCTTTACAGAGCTTCATCGTAAAACTGGTCTTACCGCTTCCGCTTCGTCCCCAGATGAACCATACACCGCCTCGTTCTGGGGCTCCGAAGGCCTCCGCCCAGTCTCCTTCAAATGGATAGGTTTCTTTCTTCATGCGCAGCATATCGGTTACTGACATTGCTCTATTCATTACCTTTAGCTTTATGGTTTGAATTTTGTTTGGTACTCAAACACTGTTTTACCACTGTTTGAGCTCCCTTCCCTTCGGAGGGGCTGGGAGAGGCTTTAGCCATTAACTTCACTCTGTGAATGCTCTTCTTTACACGTCGCAAGTCAAACTCATATTCTTCCGAATCTCTCACCACTTCTGATATGCGTGCTTTATCTGTTACGCCATTTGCCATACAAACCGCATAGACATCGTGGACACCGGTCCTCTCCAGCTCGAAGAACTTGCGCCCGATACGTGAGTGTATCTCGTTATATCCACACTTATTATATCGCAGTCCCATTGTCATACGACGCTTGATGTAGCTTGTTGAGAAGAAGACGATACCACACTTATCCTCTAATCTGTTATACAAGTCGATGAAGTAGTGGAACACACGCTCTGGCAACTTATCCGCCTCGTCGAAAAGCAGCAGCGGTGCCTGCATCTGAATGAGGTCATCAATGATTCTGTCGAGCAGCTCTCTAATGCTGTAACCTTCTGTACGCTGACCGATACGGCGTGCAATCTCACGAATAAAATCGCTCTTCTTCATATCTTCTGAACAGAGAATATAAAACACCTCGCCATGCTCACTTGCATACAGCTTAGCTGTGGTTGTCTTTCCGCAGCCTGCTTCACCAACTACCCACGTAACGTTCTTGACTGTTTGAGCATCGTTCATAGCGAACACCATTTCCTGATAGGCTTTCGTCTCAACGACTTGCCAGTCTGTACCTGCACTTGTACCCAACTGCGATGCAAGGTTGCGCCACATATCATCAGATATATTTTCCCATTTACCCTGCAAGATGCTACTCACTGTTGCGCTACTTGTTCCTGTGAGGCTCTGTGCAGCCTTGTTCTGACTTGGATACTTGCTGACGTATTGTCTCAAGCTCTCCTGTATCTGTCCTTTTTCGTTCTTTGTTAGTTTCATATTGTTGTTCTTTTATTAATTGTTCTTGTTCAGTGAGGCATTGCCTCGCTGCTTATAATTACCTTATCACTTTCAGTGCATAAGTGACCCACTTTTGATGCGTAAGTGAATGACTTATCATCGGTTTCTTTATAGTTTTCCTGCCGTTGCTGCCATATCAACCACTGCCGTCTCGACCTCCGCCCAGTCCTCAAGGCTTACTTGCTTCGTCTTCCGTCCTATCTTATACTCTTCTGGCGACTTGCTATAGATGCCTGTACGGCGTTCTATCTGCCTGCGCTCGGCTGCTGTCATTCCCTTAGGTTTTGGACTGCGTAAGCCGTGCTGCTCTGGCATTACGCCGTGAGCCTTTTCAATCTCACGTCCTGCAACGGTGCGCTCAATACGGTCGGTAGTGTTAGCCTCTTGCTCTTGACGGATGAAAGCAGCCTCGCCTTCTGTCTGCTCTTGTATCGCACGATGTATCACAACGTAAGGTTCTGCTACTCGTTCAAACCTCAGACTGCCGTCAGCCTCTTTCTTATAGAGGCGAATGCTTCCGAAGTCGTAAGGATCATACTTAACAACGAACCGCTCGTAAGTGTGCTGTCTTCGCCACTCATGATCAGGAACACCAGGTTCGCTCATCACTTCATATTGTCGCTTCTCTTTCTTAATGGTAACACTGATACCTTGGTCGGTGAAGGTACTCATACGCTTAGCCGTTACCCAGAACATATCCACCATATCGTGTGCCGTAACCTGCTGCGTTTCCTCATTCACGCTGCTGTCGTAGGCTTCCTGTCTACTCTTGCCGTATGCAGGGTGCGCCATTTCGTTCCACTCCTTTGTAGCCTTTGCGTAAGCATCTTTCAGTTCCTCAAGTGTATAGAGTGAGTCCTTGTTTTCCTCAATAAATTCAAGGTTCGGACGGCTCGACATCTTCTTTGCTGTAATGTTCTGACCAGTGAAACGCCAATCTTTATGCAACACTTGTTGTTGGAACCGACCGAACACCGCCTCAATGGTCTTCGACTCACCATTATATGGCTGCGTGGTCCTATGCACGTGGCAAAGCTTCTTAAACAGACCGTCGGCATCCAGTTTCTTATGTCCGCCTTGGTTGTCGTGAACAATCTCGTAAGGCTTGTGCTTGCTAGTCTGAATTGCCATGCGATATGCGTGGTATTGTGCTTCGTAGTCCTCTGTATCGCTGATATGCCAACCAAGCATCACCTCACTCATCGCATCAATGACTACATAGACCTGCGTGGTGCGCACCTTTCCGTTCTCGTCCTGATAGTAGAGGTTAAGCTTTGTACCGTCACCATACCACAGCGCATCACGCTTTGTTGGCAAGGCAGTGCGATGCTTACGTCCGAACTTCTGTCGTGCTGCCTGCTCACCATGCACAGCATCGTACCATAGTGGCATTATCGCAGCACTGTTCAGCCATCGTTTCATACCGCTAAGGCTTTTCAGTGGCTTCCAACCGTTAGCTTCCGCCTGGCGGTTTGCTTCTTCAAAGAGCTGCGCATCGGTGTAGACTGGAACCCTGCAACGCTTCAGTGCAATGAGCAGCTGTCCGAACTCGTCTGTTATCTTCTGTGTGTTCTTGTTTCCAACCTTACCGCTGATAAGACTCTTGTAGCCATCTGCCTTGAAAGCCTTAATCTTTGCTTTCAGTCGTGCTTCATTTTGTGGAAGGGCATGCTGATACTCTTCACGCATAGCTTCAGAACTCTGATAGATTACCTCCCAAGCTCCTGCAGTGCTGCCGTTCAGACTCTGACGAATTGCTCTACGCTGTGCCATCATCTTTAACAGCTCTTTCAGTACACTGGCATTAATGGTGTACTCTTCTATGAGTTTCTCTGTCAGATGTTCCTGCTTGCCGTTCTTCTCGTAGGTGAAGTTTTCAAAGAACTCACGTGCCTCGCTGTCAAGCCGTATGCGGTCACGCATCATTGCCTCCTTCATTCGCTGCTCTGGGTCACCATATCGATCCATATACCGAGCCTTGTATTTCTGAGGAATGGAACTCCATGCGTAGAGTGCTTGACCGCCCTCGCCACCTCCACGGTGTACGCTGACGATATTTCCACGAGTCACATTCTTTAGAAGTGTTCCGCCAGTAATGACAGCATTACTACCTCCAGTCAGTTCCGTGTAGGTTACGCACAATATCTTATTGAAATACTCCATTCCTTAACCAATTTTACTATCTTTGCGAAAAAACCGCAATGGAAAAAATACTCTTTATCTGTAAGTTCTCTATAACTTTTCCCAGATTCGACGCAGATGCTCCTGGTCGAAAGGATAGAATAGGCGTGATTTACAATCATCTTGTAACCTGTGCTCGGCTTTGGTTCGCACAGATAGGTGAAGATTACAAGATTGAGCAACCTGACTATCCAGACGGATTGATAAATCAGCATCAGCGCACTGATTTGATATACTTATATCGATTATTGGATAAACCTTCTTCAATCGTACATATTGCAAAACTCTGTGAAGGATATGCAGGCGTTTTGTCTCTGTGCTTTGATGCCGACATTCAAGTCGATTACCCTTTAGAACTACCTGCACATTGCCAGCCACCTTACAATCTAAGTGAAGGTGACAAGTACGTCCCTCCGATACATTTGAAATAATTGTTCTTTTCATAAGATATTTTTTATAGGCTCATCGCCATTAATTCAACTTCATTTTGTAACTCCACGAAGGCAGGTATGTTCATATCTTGCTCTCGACGTGTCACAACTCCGTCAACAAAGACACTTACACTACCATCTTTGCGGTCGACAACCAACTTTACTCGCTCACCGAAGGTCTGTGTCATTGTCTGTTCTGCTTCCTCGTGAGTAGTCTCAACGTCAGCCTGCTTCCAATTAGGAGTTCCGTTCAGCTGTGTTAGTGCAGTGTAGCGAATCTTTCTCGCAAGGTCGCTGTCACTCTTGAAGTTCAGAGCCTTCCATACCATTACTGTGGTGCAGTTAAAGACTTCACAGAGGTGAGCCTTACCTTTCTTACTTACATAGATTTGTTTTTCCATAATTCCTTTCTTATAATGTTAATCTTGTAGGCGGTGGGGAATCGAACCCCAATCGCTCCGATGCTTTTAATTCCGTGTCCGCTACCATTCGGACGTAGCCGCCTTTTTGTTATAGTTATCTTACCTTCTCTTCATATACTCTTTCCTCGGTCTCGTTACAAATGATAGCTACAGTTCCACCTTTATAGTCCTCAAAGTAGCTGTGATTTGTACCATTATTGCTTTGAATCCAGTTCAAGCAATATTCATAACTTGACTTAAAGCCCATATTGTTGCTACTCATTTCATCATCAAAATACACATCGTAAGTTTTCATACTTTTATATTTTTAATAAAACATTCTTCTATCACGCCCGTTTTTTGTATCTTTGGACGCTGTTAATAAACTTAACACGCTGCAAAGATAGTGATAATTTTCAACCACCCAAACTTTTTGGGTGATAATTTTCAATTTATGTGCAAAATTTTATCAAGAATTGAGGAAATTACCAAGCACGAGGGGATAACTATCGGTGCTATGGAGAAGAAAATAGGTGCAAGCAAGGGCGTTTTATCACGTGCCATTGCTAAGGGAACTGATATACAAGCCAAGTGGATAGAAGCTGTTGTTGAAAATTATCCCCATTATTCATCGGAGTGGCTCCTCACAGGCAAGAGCCCAATGCTCAAGCCCACAATACAAGAGCCACAAGTAAAGGTGAAGCCTATACACCAACCTCGCAGCATAGAGAAAAAAGAAGATACGCAAGTAGTATATCTCTATGACTTTGAGGCTACTGCAGGACTGAAGGCTCTCTTTGCCAACAACAAGCAGAACATCATTGATACTATCAAGATTCCCAATCTTCCCAAGTGCGATGGGGCGATTCGTATAGTGGGTGATTCTATGTATCCCTTACTCAAGTCTGGTGATATCATCTTATATAAGCAGCAGTCGCCCGACATGAATAATCTGCTCTATGGGGAAATGTACCTTCTCTCCTATGATATTGACGGAGAAGACTATATCGTGGTAAAGTACATCCGCAAGTCCGAAAAGGGCGAACCATTCGTAACGCTCGGCTCAGAGAATCCTGCTTATGCAGCAAGGGATATCGACTTTCGCCGCATTACAGCTCTTGCCCTCGTCAAGGCATCCGTACGCATTAACTGTATCATTTGATAAATATATATACAAAGATGACATTGACAAAAGATCTTGCAGAGAAACTTGACTTGATTCTTAAAGAGGCTGAAAGAACTGGTGAATCAACAATAGATGCTTCGCAATATGCTACTTGGAAACATTCTGATATAGAAATAGTAGGTAGTTATTTGGAAAAGTGTAATTTGGGGAAGATGCTTACAGGGGAATGGATTATGATTTTCCCACAAGCAGTTAGCTTTATACAAGAAAACTCTTTTAGGCAGATATATGAAGAGCAGCGAGAACAAGTAAACAGAGAGGAAAGGCAAGATATACTAATAAAAAAACAAATCAAAGCTGCAAAAAGAGAACCCTATTTGATAGCATGGGGCATATTTACAACTATCATTTCATTGATCCTTGCTTTTTTGCTACTCATCAAACAATAATGCCTTCTCACGATATTTCTTTATCATGTTGCAAAGTATTTCTAAACCGTAATACTTACTACCGTCGGCTCTATGTATTATTGCTTGCACACGACCGTCACCATCGTGTTCTACATGTAATATAATATCGTTTATCACACGTTCCATTTCATGTGTAACACGATAACAGCCTATTAATTCACGAATAATGCTAATCTGACCTCTCATACATATCCCCTCGTGCGTCACACGCACATTTTTTTAATAATTTTACACCACAAATATAAGCAAAATCCGCAATAAATCAGGCATTTCAGGAAGTTTTTTAATTTTATCTCATTGTACTATACCCCTCCTTATACGGAATAAATGGGGGGTGTAAATGATAAAAAATGGGGTCTATCCGCTTTTTTTCGTCTTTATTAGGGGGGTGAATGTGGTCAAAAACATATAAAAAGTGTCCACCCTAATGTCCACCCTTGTTACACATTTCGTTTTATCATGTCCACCCAATCGTCCACCCAAGTGTCCACCCAAACCCATTTTTTACCCTAAAAACACACCTTTACAACCCCATAAAACAAAGAAAACGGCTTTCAACCGTTCAAAAACGTATTGAAAGCCGTTCAACTATCGTTCAATCAGCGTTTTAGCTGTTTATACGTACCCTTATTTTGTCACCTTTGAGCGTATAAGCTCACCAGCCCTGATACAAGCCTTTTTGTTCAGAACAACCCCTCCCTTGCTCAATCCTACACGCTCCAGCGAACTTTGCTTAATACCTATCTCCTCAGCCGTCAAAACGCTGTAAATCGCAGGAATCGAACCAAAGTAATAATTCTTTCGTCCCTTCATCAATTGTACGTGTATTACCTTTGTCATAGTTATCTCTTTTTACTTGCAAATATACAAAATAGTTACTATATACGATATTTTAAGTATATAATATTTTACTAAATGCGTAAAATAAAAGGTAAGCTGTAAATAGCCTACCTCATCAATTTATACATAAAACAACCCTGTCACAACTATTCCCTTCGCCTTTGTCGCCGTCAATACTCCTTACACTATTAAGTACACATATTCAGGCTTAAAACGTCCCAAATCGCCCCATTTACCCTCCTATGTAACATTATTCTCTCAAATACCGTTCAAATGCTCATCGAATGTAACGCAAATGTAACACACTTGTAACATTTCGTTTTACGCTCCGTTCATCCTCTAATATTCGGTAACTCTCTGATATACAAACAACATAATCACGTCAACCCAACTTTTGTATTTATACATTTCGTTTTACCCCCCTTAGTTCATATTCAAATTTAGATTAGAAATTAATAATTTAAAATCCAATTTGTTCCAATATTATGCCATCTACTAACAATAACTGTAACAACTGCAACAACTGGCCCCTCCCCCAACCCCTCCCCCAAAGGGAGGGGAGTAGAATGCGTGATACCCCCTATTAGTTAGGAAATGTCTTTCTGCTATTCATAAGCAAACTATTACCTGTACTCTCCTTCTCTGCACGAGAGAGAGCTGAGGGTGAAGTTAGGGGAATAATTTCCGAGATATCCCTACATGAGGATGCAGACAAGAGGAGATTTCTTAAATGTACAAACCCTATTATTGGGGTATCTCGCATTTCACTCCCCTCCCTATGGGGGAGGGGCAAGGGGGA